TGAAGCAAGAGAACAGTCTGATGATGTGGATGACGAGTCGAATTCTTTAGAGGATAAATAGAAAAATATGACGTGGATTTGTGTTAAGGACAGACTACCAGGTAAATGCTGTAGAGTTCTAGTAAGCAGTAATATTGATGGAACTGGTTGTATAGTATGTAATTATGATTCTATAAGAAATAAATTTGTAGATAGTCGTACATTATTTAAGGAAGATGAGATATTAACTCCTAATTTCTGGGTAGAAATGAACTTACCCTATTTTGATGAATGAATAAAGACTAAAATATGAATCCGAAGTTGTTTTTAGGTTTTGTTGTATCATTTATTATATTTTATATATTAATTGAATATATTAGAGATTTAATATTTAATTTTAAAATTAAAAAATAAATACAAAGCATCCCTTACGGTACGCCCGTGAGGCCGCCACGGATCCGTACCGTGGTTTTTTATTTATAAGACGTTAAATTTTAATATCTAAAGTGATTTAGGGGGGGGGGATTTGGTTAAAAGTTAATAGAAGACGAATCAGACATTATGGCTAAAAAAATTATCAAACAAATCAAAACCATTCAGAAAAAAGAAAAATTAACTTACAAAACTCGTAAAGGTAAGACCGTATCAATTAAGGCCACCAAAACCAGCGCTAAAATCGACAGTAGTTGATATAATATGAGACATGGATTGGATAAGACACCTGCTGGATATAAATTTAGAACCAACTGTACTTATAGTTATAATTTTCTTTATAGGAACATACGGATTAATAAACCTGATCACTTATTTGAAAAAAAAGTAATCATTAATATTTAAATTTAATTTATTTCCATATTTTCCTAGTAGTCATTTTTGTGTGCAAAAATAAATTTTTTCATTAAATCCATTATCTCATCTATACCCTTGTCTGACATCCCTTGTTGAATAATTAGTGTACAAAGTATCTCTTGAACAGCGATATTAACTTCCATTTGTGTAAAATTATTCATTTTTGCGCAATCAATCAATAGATCCATACATTGTTTAGATCTATTTAATAGTAATTCTTCTTCTTTATTTAATTTTTGTTTTTTTGACATGATTTTAATAGTTCAATTCTTTAAAAATAACTTTCTTCATTTCATCCAGAACCTTCTCTATCTTCTCTTTTTCTTGCTTACTAAAAATAATGAAACTAATAAACATATCTCGAACAGCTATTGAAGCTTCCTGTGGTGTAAAGTTATTTACCTTTGCACAGTCAATAAATAGATATCTACATTCCTGGACTCTTTCCAATAGTTCTATTTCTTTAGTTCTTATTTGTATTTCTTCATCTGGTATTCTTTTTGACATGTTCCTTATCTCTTTTGTCTATTCCTTTTAAAACGTCTTTTTTCAATGCATTTATAGACCTATTTGCTTGTGCTTTTGAAAAATCCATTCCAAGAACTATCCTACTGTATAGCTCCGCACAAGCGAGAAAAAGATCTCTTTCTGTAAGTTTGTTTTCCTCAGCACAGTCAATGATTAAATCTATTGATTTATTAATTTCTTTAGCTTCTTTGGTAATGAGTTTTGTTTTTTCTTTTTCTTGTTTTTTTGACATGATTTTCTATTATTATCTAGTTGTTTAAATATAAATTCTTTCAGTCTATCGATTGTAAACTCTATTCTATCTTTTGTAACCTCGTTCTGGATAAGTAAACTAGCAAAAATCTCTTCGGTAGCCAGAAGAGCCTCGAGTGGTTCAAATCCGTTTACTTGTGCAGATTCGATCATCACATCCCTGCATTCTAGGGCTCTTTTTATAAGTGGTTTTGGGAGCATTCGCATTCTTTCTGACATCTAATTTCCTTCAAGTTAAAAAAAGATATTATAGAAGAATATATCATTTAAATCAATAAATTTGACATAACAGAATCATGGAGAAGCTAACAATCCCTGCTTTTAAGCCCCGTGAGTATCAGTTGCCCTTCTTGGCAGCTATGGACTCAGGAATCAAGCGATCATTACTTGTGTGGCATCGTAGAGCTGGTAAAGAGATCACCTGCTTCAATGAGATGATTAAACGTGCTTATTGGCATCGAGTTGGAACATATGTCTATTTTTTTCCGACTGCTCGTCTTGGACGGCGTGTATTATGGGACGGCATGGATAAGACAGGTAAACGATTTCTTGACTATATTCCATCACAAATCATCGATGGTAAGGTAAATTCCGTAGAGATGAAGATAAGACTGGTTAATGGAAGTAATATCCAGATTATTGGGACTGATCAGATCATCAATGTAGGGATTAATCCTGTAGGATGCGTCTTTTCTGAGTTTGCTCTTCAAGATCCCTATTCATGGAACTATATTCGTCCTATTTTGAGAGAGAATGACGGCTGGGCTATCTTTAACAGCACACCAAGAGGACGCAATCATTTCTTTGATCTATATTTGATGGCTAAGAAGAATCCTGACTGGTTTTGTCAAAAACTTACAATTGAAGATACCCATGTAATCAGTGAAGAAGACATAGAAAAAGAAAGATTGGAAGGAATGAGTGATATTCTCATTCAACAGGAGTTCTATTGCTCTTTCGATCAAGGAGCTGAGGGATCGTATTATGCTAAATATGTTAATAAAGCCGAGTTAGAGGGTCGTATTTCAAAAGTATCATATGATCCTATGGCTAGTGTTAGCACATTTTGGGACCTCGGGGTAGCGGATTCTACTATAATAATATTCACACAGAATATTGGACAGGAAATTCATTTAATTGATATGTACATAAATCAGGGGGAAGGTTTAAATCATTATTCAAAAGTCATTCAAGACAAAGCTAGGGAAGGTAACTGGACTTATGGCGATCACTGTGCACCTCACGACATCCGGGTAAGAGAATTGGGGACAGGAGCACAGAGTCGTCTTCAGATAGCAAGAGAATTGGGCATCAATTTTCTTGTGGTGCCGAATCTGCCGATAGCCGAAGGTATTGAATTGACTAGAGGAATCTTTCCCCGCCTTTGGTTTGATTCGGATAAATGTTCATATTTAATAAAGGCTCTAGAAAATTATCACAAGCACTATAATGAAAAACTTAATGTTTACAGCGATCGCCCCGTTCATGATTGGTCTTCACATGTGGCGGATGCTGTTCGGATGATGGCCATCATGCAGAATAAGAAGCGAGGTGGCAGTATGTCTGAAGAAGACGCGGATCGTATGGAATCTCTATACGTTAAAAAGTTTTAATAATAGATAGTAATCAGAAGGAATAAATCTAGATTTGTATGATAAGAATTTTTTAATTTCTATAGAAGAAATATTTATTTTGAAAGATATGAAAAATAAAAATATTAACTACAATATTAGTTTAAGTAAAGAAGAGATAGAGAACTGTAGAACAATTCTAGAATTTGTTAGTTGTTTGCCGGAAAGTAAACCTATTACAGAACAATATTTAAAAAATATGGAAATAAATAATAAATTTAATACGAGTTCAGAAGAAGATGTCTGTAGATAAGGGATTTGCACGGATGCTTTAAAATCCTGGAGGTGTCTTCTTCTTTTTAATATATGTATTCATAAAAAAACATTATAATATATAAAAGGGAATATTCAATATTAAAGGATAAAAAATGATACAAGGAAAACTATATAAGTATAAAAAAGCTGATCATCATAAGTATGGTGATGGGTTTTCAACACAGGCTACTCCAGACAGTTTCAATGATCAGGAGTGCTGTAAAGGAACACCTGGATTCCGTACAGATTATTCAATGACGATGCAGCCAATTCGTGGTCCAAGGACTTATCCAAGTGTTGTAGTTATTATGGGACAAACAAATAAAAGATCGGTTTAATTCAAATACTAGCTGGGGGGGTAATGGCTGGAAAATATAAGCATCTTAAATCATCCAAGATGGATAAAAGTATGGGGATGAAGTCAGTAAAATCATCTAGTAAGAAAAAGTCTGGTCATAAGACATCGACTGGCATGAAAAAATCTAAGATGAGTAAAGGATCATGGGGATAACCCCCAAGCTTTTGGAGGATAACCCCCAAGCTTTTAAGTAATATCATGGTAAAAAAAACAACGATCGCCAAAGGCATAAAAGTATCTCCTAAAAAAGCCTCTAAGATGAGGAAGCGTGCTGGTGGTTCAAACGTAGGAAAGTATAAAAATGTTCAAACCTCAGACATGGCTGGAAAAGCTGGTGGAGCTCCTAGTGGATCATATCCCATCAATACACGAAAAAGAGCCGTTGCTGCCTTGGCTTATGCGCACAATGCTCCCAATCCATCAGGGATAAAGAAAGCAGTCTATAATAAATACCCAAGTTTGAAACAATCAAAAAAATAAAAAGGAACGTCATGGAATGGATAAATGTAAAAGATAAATTACCTGAAACAGATTGTTGCGTATTAATGAGAACAGATGCTTATCCATTTGATTCCATTATTGGATTATATCATCCCCCTACTTCTAATTATCCTCATGGATACTTTAATGAATATAATCAAGATAGATATCATCATTATCCTTTAGATATTAATCACTACATAAAAATTCCAGATCCTCCTGTGGATAAAATAGAAATTTAACTATCTATATTCTTTATTTTTATCAAATGATTGTAAAATAATATTTTATTAATTAAAGTAAAAGATTAACAGCTCATATGATTTTAGAGCTTATTCAAACCATACGCGAGATTTAATGTCAGTTGTTACAGGTGTTCAAGGACTTGACGTTGTCCAAGACTACGACAACCTATACGAGGAATCATATTATGCCTGGAGTCCCTACTATCCATTAGCTGAAAGAGATCTTCGATTCTATATAGGCGATCAATGGGATGAGAAAGAAAAACAATCTCTTTTTGAACAAGGTCGTAATCAATACGTATTTAATTATGTACGTAGAAATATAAATCTCATTGATGGATACCAGCGTAAAAATCAATTAAGTTCCGTCGTTATTCCTGTTGAAAACTCTGATCAGTATACCGCAGATCTAAGGACAAAACTTCTCCTCTATGTCTTAGAACAAGCTGATGGATACCATAAAATCTCTGACTCTTTTTCTGGAGCCCTTAAAACAGGACTCAATTTATCTACTTTATGGATGGACTATAGAGATGATCCTGTTAATGGAGATCTTAAAATAGGAAGGGAGCCTTATTCTGGGGTTATAATGGATCCCTATTTTACAAGTCTTGATTGGAGTGACTGTGCATATGTTATCAGACGCAAATACTTAAACCCTGAACATGCAGCGTCTCTATTACCTGGTATGGAAGAAGAAGTTTATGACTTACATAAAATGGGATGGTCTCGAGACGACAAATTCACCTGGTTACCCTATCAAAGACAGCCCAATGGTCAAGACTTAATTGCTTACAATGAATTTTATCAGCAGAAGTGGAAAAAAGTATCCATGTTAGTTGATACCGAAACGGGTGAATATGCTGAATGGCAAGGAAATGAAAGTACATTAAAGCAGTTTACTAAACTTTATCCCCAATTAAAGATCGTTCAACGTTCTACTAGATACATTGAAAAACATATCATTTTAAATGATAGATACATGAAGACAGATATTAATCCCTATGGCATGAATGAATATCCTTTTGTTCCTTTTGTAGCGATCTGGGAGCCTGAGTCTGATCTATGGGGACTTAAACTACAGTCGTTGATCCGTTGCATGATAGACCCCCAGAAAGAGAGCAACAGACGTCGTTCTCAGATGAGTGATATACTTGATTCACAGATAAATTCCGGTTGGATAGCTGATGAAGACTCTGTTGTAAATCCCCGTTCTTTATTCCAAAGCTCTCAAGGAAAGGTCATCTGGAAAAAAAGAGACTCATCTCCAGATTCATTAACAAAAATACCCCCAGCTCAAATTCCCCCTTCTATGTTCCAACTCCAAGAGCTTTATGATAAGGATATGATGCAAATTGCAGGTATAAATGATGCTGCTTTTGGTGAGACTTCAAATCCTCAAGAATCTGGTGTGATGTTTATGCTACGTCAAGGTGCATCCGTAACTAGTTTACAGGGAATCTTTGATAATCTTCGATATAGCCAAAAGATGCTAAGTAAGAAAATACTCAGAATGATTCAATCTTGGACGCCAGAAAAAATAGAAAGAATAACAAATATGAAGCCCACAGAGGCTTTTTACGATCCGGATTCTGTAAAATATGATGTCGTTGTTCAAGAAGGAACCCTTACTAATACTCAAAAACAGATGTACTTCCATCAACTCGTTGAACTCCAAAAATTGGGAGTCCCGGTCACTGGTAAAATGCTATCTGAAGCAGCACCGATTCAAGGTAAAACAGATTACAATAATCAAATTGCTGAACAAGAAAAGCAACAGGCTCAAGAAGCTAAAGAACAAGCCGATCTTCAAAAACAGATTCTTCAAACACAGAGTGAGATGGCCCAAGCTAAGTCCATCAGTGATATTGCGCTATCTAAAGAAAGATTTACAAGAAGTATAGCTAATCTAGGTCTCCAAGAAGAGAGAAATAGTGAAGCTATCCAAAATAGAGCCCAGGCTGCTTTAGATCGTACAAGAGCCATGAAAGAATTAGATGGTATAGACGACGACAGACTAGTTAAGTATCTGGGAATCGTTCGTATGATGGAAGAAATGAATAAAGCAGAAGAAGAAAAGAATAAAGCTGATGACCTTGCTATAACAGAGCAATCTGAAAAGCTTAATGCTGCTTTTCCAAATCCTGTATCGATGCCAAATAGCCCCGATTTAATGGGAAGCACTACAGGAACACAACCAAATCAACCGTTGGAGGTTTAAAATGGCTGAAAATTATACAAAAATTAGGAGTGTTGAGAACCCAGCTCATATGGAATATGGAGAAAGATTGGGTCGTACTTCAATGATGAAAGGTAAAAAACCTTATGGTTGGGATAACGATAGTTATCAACGTATGCCTATGGGGAATGTAAAAGAGCTAAAAGATAGCACTCAGTCTCCTTATGTATATGATATTCCAACTGATACTGAAAAATATGATATGGGACGTATGAAATATGACTCCATTGGAATGAAGGGATATGCGCGACAAGCATACGACTATGATTACTAAAGAATTTTCTCGTAAGAAGAAACGTCTGATAAATCTTTAAGAGGTTAAAATGTATCAAGAGACGGGTGAAACCAGAGATGCCATCATTGAAGATGACAATAGGATAATTCAGAAGATATTAGATGCTAATAAGCATTTGAAAGAAAACTACTGGATAGTACTTTTTGCCAAGCCTTCAAAGACAAAGATTAATGGATTTCCAACGCTTAATAAATACATCCAACCTTATAGAAAAAAACCTACTTCACAAGTAGGACTAATTATTGGAGAAGTTGACAACAAAAAAGGCACCCTTGAATGGGAAGTCAACATGCCACAAAGACCTTTTGATTTTGATGCTCTTGCATTAGTAGGAGCCAAGTCTTGTGA